CCAACGATGCAAATCTATAACGGCGATGGCGTGTTGGTCGGGACGAAGATTGGCGCTGTCACGAAAGCAATTATTGAGGAATGGATTAAGAATGTTTAGCAGTTATAAATTGAGAACACCTGAATATAGCGCCGCGAAGTTTTATGTCAAAGATGCCGATTCATTCATTGCAGCCAGTAAATTTATTGTTGGCGCATCGCGCAATCAAGGTCACGATGTAAAGGCCTCACTTGACTTTGACACGAGAATTTTAACGCTGACCCTCACCAAACAAGAAAACGTTGGCACGGTGTGGACCATCGCAGAAGGTCAATATCTTGTGCGCGATCCTGACGGAGAAGTAAGCGTGATGGACAGTTACACATTTCAAGGAACATTTGTGGAATATAAAGCATGATTAAGACTTACACCAAAATTTCTCAAAATGTAGACGCGGCTCAATTTAATTTCACAAACGCACTTTCCATTATTGAAAAACTGCATTATGATTGTGGCTGCGTTGATTTTCAAATTCATTTCCCTACCGAGAATTATTCAGTGCTGTCAAATGAAAAAGTCTTTGTTTCATTTACTTGTGGAGACGCATCAGCTGAAACGGTAAAAGTAGGGGATTACGTAATTTTCGCCCCCGATAACATCTTCGAAATCGTTCCTGAAAAAGATTTTAATAAAAATTACAAAATTAATGCTTGACAAAACGAAAAACCTGTGTTATAGTTCGTGCATTAAATGATTACAAAGTTTTGCGGGTTGGAGGAGTCAGGTTCCTTGCTAGGCTCATAACCTTGAGACGCCAGTTCAAATCTGGCACCCGCAACCAAATAACGAGACTGTAATGAATCTTTATATTAAATCTGAGCCGACCGAACCAGATGAAGTGAAAACTTTTAATGTTATTTTAGACGGCAAGAGAGTTAATGTGAGGGACATTAATATCGAAAGAGAATATGTAGATGGAGATGATGGTTATCCCTACCCGACTGGAAGAACCATTATTCTCCTGAAATTTTATGGAGAAATCGAACGTGGTAACGACTAAAGAAATTAAAGATCCAGATGGTACTAAGTACGTAGCTGTTTTTATTAATGGCGTAGAAGTTAGACCATCTAAGACTTCTGAAACTAAGTAATTTAACAATACGGCACCTCCTGAAACCAAGATCAAAAGTCGATAAGTTAGGGAACAAGGTGCTGTTTTTAGACTTCACATTCGGCACGTCAGTTAAAAAATGAACGGATAATCCGGGATTAATAGCGGTGTCAGCTGATCGGACGCGACAGCGGCGAAACATACTAGTTAAGAAAGCTAGAGTGTGTGGTCTAAAAACAGAAATATTGAAGGGTGTTGTCGCGTACTGTCCGCCACACTTAAATAAGGTTAGTCATAAACCTTCCTTCAAGCATATTAAGTCAGTGTAGCTCAATTGGTTAGAGCACTCCCTTGATAAGGGAGAGGTTATTGGTTCAAATCCAGTCACTGATACCAGTTTCACCATAGCTGTAAGCCGTTACGTTGTACGACGTTTCGAACCACAGCAATAAGGGCTCTTGAGGGATTGATTGGCGTACACCGATCTAGACAAAACAGACCTTGGCTAGTAGCGAGGAAGCTCTTCGCAAAAACCAGCATCGTATGTGGATCGTCCCGCTCCACTCTGTAAACACCTTTCTTTACAGATAGTTTAATATGCCTTTGGTGATTTAATTTGCAGTTGCCGTTGAAGGAAAACGTTCGGCTGATAGGTGCGTGGGAGCGCTGATTACTAGTTTCAGTGTCCGTAACCGTCGAATACAAAGCGTGCCCTGACAGCCGGGAAAGATTCCGGCACTTATAAGTGGAGGAGAAAACTAGAACATTAGAAGGATATGACATGTTCGAATTTTTCTCAAAGTGGAAGAAGCAGCGTCAGACGATTCGCGAACTTGAGCGTTTGACAAATAGGGAACTTGCCGATCTTGGTATCTCGCGTTGTGATATCAAGGAAATTGCTAGGCAGAACGGGTTCTAAAAAATGAATGGGCGGCTAGGCGTCCTTAGAATGATGAAACGAGCGCGCTTCGCTTTGTCATTCACCTAGAACATTCTTTTATTGGGTGGCACTCAGGGTGCAAACTTAACCTTCAACTCGCTGCATCCGAGTCGATTTTGTTAAGTACTGGTGCCCCACAATAAAAGAATAACAGGGTGTAGCTCAATGGTGGAGTGCTGGCTTTGGAAGCTAGAGGTTAAGTGTTCGAGTCACTTCACCCTGACCAATTAACAAATTCGGGAAGAAATCGGCTACTGTACATTCGGTTGACAGATGTCGCTGGTAATCGGAGCGGGTCTTAGGCTAGCTCGTTATGCTAGTCCAGCAAGCCTCGCGCCTACGAGGTTCCCGAACTTAATTTTACGACTTGGGTGTAGCTCAGCGGGTTAGAGCGTCCTCACCACATGAAGAGGAAGGTCGCAGGTTCAAATCCTGCCACTCAGACCTAATTTACGGTCGGCATTATCGATGGGCCAAGCAATCGACAGCGGAGTGAGAAGCTTCGACCAAAGTTTAAGGGGATGTTATGGACGATAACGACAATATTGATTGGCCTAAAGTTACAATAGCTCCATTTCATATCAAAGCCGTTGATAAGCCAGTTAGCGTATTTATAAACGGCAAGCAAGTTTCTGGCCCGCCACTCAAAGGTGGAGCTTTGAAAGAGTACATAGAAAGTTTAAAGAATCGGGTCTGAACCACAGCACATATTATGTGTCAGATCGTCCCCGAAGCGTTGTTGGGCGGGTCGCGCCCGTTACAGGCGTATACAAAAGATGGGTCGGAGACAGGCCGGAAAGTACGGTCACAAAGGGATTATAGCTCAATGGCAGAGCAGGGAATTCTAAACTCTTTTACCTCGGTTCGATTCCGGGTAATCCCACCAAACTACCCATATAAAGGATTTAAAATGGGCGATAATACGTAGCTTGAAAAAACATTAATACTTTCCATTAGAGCGCCGCCCTAAATCGTCAAATAATCACTTGACAACGGCAATAAAATAATCTAATGGAGAATACAAATGAGCATCGAACTTAAAGTTAAATCTAAGCACCTCACTGAAGAAGCAAAAATTATCCGTTTCGAAGAGAGGAAGCAAAAAGCAAAAAATAAGCCCGCGTTCTGGTCCCTGAGACAACACAGAACATGGGAAGTTAGAAATGAAAATCGAGCCACTTTCTTAGCTCGCGCGTTTCTAGACGGCAGGGCTTACAAGTCTGTCGAGGTAAAAATCCACAGCAGCAATAAGCTAGTGGTTATTATTGTACCTCGCGTCCTTGCCATGGTTAATAAGTACGGTGATAAGCAAATCACTAGGGAAGAATTGTTTAAGTGGATCGACGCGTAAGCGTCTTTCCTACGCCCTTGTAGCTCAGTTGGTAGAGCACCTGATTTGTAATCAGGGGGTCGCGAGTTCGAACCTTGCCGGGGGCACCATATCTTTTGTAGAACTATTGGTACGATATGCTTCGAAGTCTTTAAGAATAGCGCGAACTATTCTGCTTTACGGAAAGATTAGCTATTACCGCCGTAACGGTCCAGAGGCCAATAGTTCTATTAAATATATGCTGGTGTGGTCTAGACGGATGGGCCTTAGTTTTCCAAACTAAAGAGGATGGCTCGATACCATTCACCCGCTCCAAATTAAAGTAGAAAGAAGGCCTCTCTGTCCTGTAATGGTCTTGGACATGCGCCCCTTTCCTGCTACGAAGGCAACGCGAATGGATTGACCACCATTTGACCTTCTAGTAGTTTCGCAGCTTAAGCTAATCTAGTGAAAGCGCTTGTCTGAAGAATAAGAGAGCTTGGGGCGGAACCAAGAAGCTGCACCAATTATAAAAGTAGAAAGTATTAAAGTGTTAACAGGCAAAGAAATTTTAGAGCTTCCATTAAATGCAGAAGAGAATGATGCTGGTGCATCCACGGTTCGTGAGTATCTTGTAACTCTTCTATCTGTGTTATGGGACGAAGGTGAAAGCTTTAGCGGCAAGCGCCCATTAGGCAATAGTGGATGGGAATATGAACTTCTTGATCCATTAGAAGAATATGCAAATTCAAAGCAGAGCGCGGATCAAATGGTTCACGATGCCATTGAAGCACTACTCTAAAACTCTTTGCGGCGGTAGTTTATAAGGTAAAACCTCAGTCTCCAAAACTGAAGAAGGCGGTTCGAGTTCCGCAACGTCGTGCCAAGTAGAAAATATAAAAAGGAAATTTATTTTGGAATCAACTACGCCATCAGCACTTACTCCTGCTGTAACAGAAATGACCCTCACGACTGAACGCCGCATCGAAGCCAAGCTAAAGGGCTACAAGGTCCACCCGTTGGATCAACTCGTAGAAGGCCGCTTGGTCAAGGGTGAGTTTGTTGCTTATGCCAAGCCTCGCTACGAACGTTACGAGCCTTATCTAAATCTAGGCAAGACCTACCCTTTCGGCTCTAAGCGCCAAGGTTTTATTGAAGAAGTCGAGAATGTCGAAGCCGCTTAAGTTTGGCATTATTTTAGAAGATTATCAAAGAGCCAATGAGCAATTTGAAGATTATTTAATTGATGTGATAGGCCTAACCGATTGGTCCAATATCCATTACAATGACTATCTTTGTCAATATTATATCAATGATGTAGACGATGATAACAGAATTACACCAGAAGGTTTAGAGAAATTAAAGACCGATCACGCAATTCATTATCTAAAACTAAGACATAAGAACGGCATTGAAACTTCTTATCCCGGTGGATTTAGAAAGAAATACGATCCCGTTAATCAAAAATGGATCACTAACCAACCAGTTTCTTGGGCCGAGTGCAAGGAAGATTTATAATGAACTATTGGGGCAAGCATATCGTTATCGACGCCAGAGCCGGTTCTATTCCTGCCGTAACGTCTAAGGAACACATCGCTAAGTTCGTGGATGAGCTTGTCGAAAAGATTGATATGGTCAAATACGGCCCGATTTGGATCGAACGTTTCGCAACGCATGATCCGATCAAAGCTGGCATTTCCTTTATCCAAATGATTGAAACGTCAAATATTACAGGTCACTTTGTCGATTGTGACGGAGATTTTTATCTTGACATTTTTAGCTGTAAGGATTATGATGAAGATGTAGTGATTGAACTTGTTAATGAGTATTTTTCACCACAAGAAATAGATACACTTACCCTTCTTAGAGACGCAAAGAGAATTGGTGAGTAAACTGCACTCCTATGCCGCAGCGCTACGAACGCTGACTAAGCTAACTGGAACGAAAATGCGAGTTCGAGTCTCGCGGAGTGCTCCAACTATAAGTTACGAACGGTTCATAACTTATTAAACAAAACAAAACGGAGTTAATAAACATGACAAAGACTATTTCTATTCTATTCGCCGCCGCTCTCGCTCTTTCTGCCGGTTCAGCACTTGCTGGTTCTGGTTGGGGTCAGCGCTCCACCTGTGAAGCTCCACGCAATCAGCTAGAGACAGAACGTGGTGTCTGTAAGTTTGACCGTGGCGTTACCGCTGAAGCCGAAGCTAAGTCGGTTCAGGAAGGCATTGACAGGACTATGGCTGAACGTGCCGCCAGAGGTAAGTAATTAAAAAGGAATTAGAGAGTTTTTAACTCTCTAATTTTTATGGAAGGGTGGCAGAGTCTGGCCGAATGCGTCGGTCTTGAAAACCGAAGGACCCGAAAGGGTTCCGTGGGTTCGAATCCCACCCCTTCCGCCAATTACACAGAAAGAACTAAATTGAAGATTTATATTCTTATCGACCGCTCCGGTTCTATGTCCGCTAACTGGACCGAAACCATTGGCGCGGTAAATGCTTACGCCGCCGCACTAAGTGAAAATGGTGTTAAGAAGGGCGATATCACAGTTGCCGTTTTTGACAATCAGGAACCTTTTAAAGTTATTCGTTCCGAAGTGAAGATCAAGGAATGGACTCCGATTGCTGCTAATGAAGTTCTGCCACGCGGGATGACACCTTTGTTCGACGCTATTGGCACTCTGGCTCAGACCATCTATCTGAAGGCTCCTAAGAAGGCTTCTATCGTTGTTGTAACTGACGGCCTTGAAAATGCGAGCCGCGAAATTACTATGGAAAATGCCAAAAAGTCTATTGACGATTTCAAGGCAAAGAATTATGACGTTGTCTTTATCGGCGCTGATTTTGACGCGTTCGGTCAGAGTGGCGGTCTAGGTGTATTGAGCGGTTCAACTCTCAATATGACTAAGGGCAATTACGGCAAAGCATTTAAGTCAGTAGCAAACCGTAGTGCTTTGTATGCTTCAGCTGATAGCGGCTTGATGTGGGCTTCGGAATTCAGTGATGAAGATCGTGCTAAAGCTGCTGGCGGCGCTGGCGTAATTTAACTAAGACGACGGGAAGGCTGAATGGTTTAGGCGTTGGACTGCAAATCCGATAATCGCCAGTTCGATTCTGGCTCTCGTCTCCAAATTTAGAGGGTTGGGTGAGTGGCTTAAACCGTCTCCCTGCTAAGGAGATTACCGTGGAAACGCGGTACGAGGGTTCGAATCCCTTGCCCTCTGCCAGAATACCAGTTAAGGAAGTTGGCCTAGAAGCAGCCATCTTTTAAAGAGTTTCGAGTTGAATACGTCAGTTCTGGTCCACAGTCTGAATAGGTCAACAGGGGAAGGAATTAGCGCAGTTTGCGTGGTACGTTCGTCGGGCGAAGCCTTCGAATTAATTTGGGGAGGGTATGGACAAGAATCCCCTTAGATGCTACGTAAGACCCTCAGAGAATTTGGCGTAACAGCACACTTTCTGGTTAAATTTTGAAGGAGAAACTAATGTTTAGAGCAATGCCTAACGATGGCGGTTTAAAGAAACCAGTCCGTAAATTCGAAGACACGTTCAGCGCAGAAACATTAGTGTTGGAAAAGTTCTTCAAAACGACCACGGAGACTTGACATGGATGACGAAACAGTTTATAAGAGCGAGTTCTGTGTAGCTTTGACCAAAGCGGTTAAAGTCGCTATCGAAGAAATCGGCATAGAAAAACTAAAGAAACTTTCTTGGTTTATGTCGAATCGCAAATGAGAAGTTGAAGTAGATAGCTTGGGTCAAGCCAACTCGGTGGAGGCGTCTCACTGTTAATGAGATTATGGCAGGTTCGAATCCTGCGGCCCAAGCTATCTACTTCTAAATTATAAGGAGGTTATCGTGGTAAAAGTTAAACTGTTCACGTATATAAATGTCTTCATTGATGATTACTATGATAATCAAGTTTTGACCCAAGGTATCTCTGATTGGGAAGAAATTACTGAAGAAGATTTTGAATACATTAAAAATAATCTACACATTCTTCAGGAAGCTAATAAGCATTCTCAGCAATACGTTTTGGTGCGTGAGCCTGAAGGTGGCGCGCTACAAGCAATCAAATCCATTAAGGATGAGGTTGAGCGAGCCGCGAAGGCGGAACTGGAACGCAAAGCTGAAGCTAAACGTAAAAATCAAGCAGCGGCGCAGAAGAAAGCCGATAAGGCTAGGAATAAAGAATTAGAACAACTGAAGAAGCTTAAGGAAAAGTATTCCGACGTTGAAGTTTAAATAATTTGGACGTATTGGGCATTGGCAGGCCCGCCGGATTGTAGCTCCGGTCCTTAAGGCTTGGTGGTTCAACTCCATCTACGTCCACCATAACTATCAGGATTCGTCTAATGGCAAGGCGCGAGTTTTTGGTACTCGTTATGGTGGTTCGAATCCATCATCCTGAACCAAATCAACCGTCTTTAGCTCAATTGGTTAGAGCGCGCGATTGTGGATCGCGATACCCTTGTTCAACTCAAGGAAGACGGTCCAAACATTTAAAATTTAATACGGCTCCTTCGCCAAGCGGTTAAGGCATCAGGTTTACATCCTGACATGCGCTAGTTCGATCCTAGCAGGAGCTACCATATGCGGGTATGGTGGAATTGGCAGACACACCAGATTTAGGTTCTGGCGCGCAAGCGTGGGGGTTCAAGTCCCTCTACCCGTACCAAATTTCAAAGGAATTAATTTAATGGATGGAATAAAATTCCTTCGTGCCGGAAATGAGTTAGCCAATAAGGTAAAAGAAGTAAAGTTAGACGGCAATGTTCTTAAAGAAGCCGTTCATTACGCAGACATAGAATTTGGGTATGTTGTAGTATGGGACTGGCATACAGCAGGCAGGGATACTTTTCTCGTCCTGCATGGCGTAGTAGAAATCGTTTGGAAAGAAGATTAATTTTTTCCTTCTGAATTTTTGTACTTTTTTAATTTTTAGCTTGACATTTTAATTTTTGTATGATATAGTCAATGTAATAATAAATAATAAAGTTTAATACATTGGCAATTAACGATAAAAACCTACAAGTTGTTACGGCTGTCGGCCAAGAAAGTGTTCAGGTTCACCCTGAATACAACTATTGGCGTTCCAAGTGGGAAACCATGAGGGACACGCTTCTTGGTGAAATCGCCGTTAAAGAGAAGGGTACTTTGTATCTTCCGAGAATGGAAGCGCAAGACCCAAGTGAATATGCCGCATTCTTGGATCGCGCATATTTTTATAATATGACATCTCGCACGTCGAATGGCCTAGTCGGCACAATTTTCAGACGCGAACCAAAAGTAAAAAACCTTCCCCCACAATTTGAAAAATCCGTTAAAACCATCGCTAAAGATGGCACGTCACTAAACACGTTTATTCGTGACACAGCTAATCAAATCTTTGATGTGGGCCGCGTCGGCGTTCTTCTTGACATGGATAAGGCTGGTGCAGGAACACCTTTCTTTGTTAATTACATTGCAGAGAATATTCTGGACTGGTCCGTCGTAGAAAAGAATGGCCGTTACGTCCTCAAGGAAGTCCTGCTACGCGAGATCGAAGAAGACAGAGAATCCTCTGCATCTCAGCTTCGTACCACCACGCTCCGCTACAAAGCCGTTTACCGCAAGCTAAGTCTTGATGATGACGGCGTGTACCGTCAGTACGTCTACAGAACTAAGTTCTTTAATCTGGCATTGGTCACAGAAGAAGAACCTGAAGTCATTGAGCCAAAGCGTCTCGGTGTCCCATTTGATTTTATTCCGTTTGTATTTTTCGGAACGCTTTCCAATAATCCCCAAGTAGAAAAGCCACCCCTCCTCGATATTGGTTTAATGAACTTAAGCCACTACCGTTCCGTTGCTCAATTAGAGCATGGCCGCTTCTACACCGCGATTCCAATTTATCACGTCCAAGTAAAGAACGCAAATGATAAGGGTGGCGATTATGTCGTCGGCCCCAATGTCGTTTGGGAGTACGAAGGCGATAAGGCTCCCGGCATTGCAGAATACAATGGCCAAGGTCTTATTTATCTTGAAAAAGCTTTAGACGAGAAAGAATCTAATATCTCTGCCATGGGTGGCAGAATGCTTGGCACCAAGTCAACTGCTGTCGCAGAATCTGACAACCTTGTCAAAGTAAAAGAGAAGAACGAAATGTCTCTTCTCTTAAACGTAACAACCGTTCTAAATGAGGGTTTTACAAAATTACTTTCTTGGTGGATGTATTGGCAGAACGAAGACCTAGACACATTAGAAACTAAGGTCGAAGTTAACCGCGACTTCCTATTCGCTCAGATTGATGCTCGCGAGTTTAGAGCATTCACAATGATGTATCAAGATAACATCATCCCTATCGATGTTCTTTTCGACATTCTGCAAAAGACCGACATTATTCCAGACGGCCTCGACGTAGAAGAATTTAAGAGCATGCTTGAGAATTCAGAACAGTTCCCGAACGATCCAGACTTCGAAGCACGTCAGGAAGGCTATCCAGACGCAGCAACTAAGATTGAGGTAGAAGAGAATGCCAAGGACCGCAGCGCGGCTCAATCCCAACTACAGATGACGCAAAGTTTCACGGCTCAACAGAATAAAGTAAATAAGAATAGTACCAATGGCCAGAAAACCAAGCAAATTTGACACAGACTTTGAGGACGTGGACGACATTGAGTCCCTCCTCAAAGAATTTGAACTATCAATGCCAGATGAGGATGATGCTTTCTTTGGCATCGAACTTGAAAGTTTAGAAGAATACTTAGAAAAAGTAAAAATAAAAACAAATAAAAAATGGACCAAATAGGTTTTTCTTGACTTTTTTAATTTTTTAGTATATAATGAGAAACATAAAATGAAACAAAGTGGTTTAGCTGAAGTACAGACTGATCCCGATACACAAGAGTCCTATATCGTAGTTCGAGTTGGGCCTTTTAAAGATCGAAGAGCAGCACAGCGAAAATTAACTGAATTAGTGAACGAACCCGAAAAGGCGTAATTCTACGCCAATCGAAATCCTAATCAAGGTGATTAGGTAAGAGTTGCAGAGCGACCTTCTATTTTAAATACTTATACTACATCGGAGATGTACCAATGCCAGAATTTCTTTTCGACTTACTTGATCAGGTTCCAGAGGAACTACACACAGAAGCAAAGAAGCGCGACGACGGTAAATATGTTCTTAATCTAGTTCCCAAGACGAAGATTGATGAATTCAGGGAGAGAAACATTACTCTCGCCAAGGAACATGAAACAGCCGCTGCTCAGCTTGCTAAACTTTCTAAAGTAGTTGGAGATGACCCTGATAAGTTCGTAACAGAGCTACAAGAGCTTCGTAAGACAAAGCAGCGTGTAGATGATGGAACGCTTTCCGAATCAGGGAAGATTGAAGAAGTCCTGACAGAACGTACAAAGAAAATGCGTGAAGCCCATGAAGAAGAACTCCGTCGTCTAGCGACTGAAGGTTCAACATGGAAGAACCAGTACGAAACGGTAACAGATCAGCTTAAGGGCGTCCAGATCGATAATTATATTCGATCAGCCATTCATGATCCTAAGTCCGGTGCTCGTGCCGAAGCTGAATCACACATCCTTCTTGAAGCTCGCAAAGTGTTTAAAATAGATGGTGAGAAAATCATTCCGAAGAATGGCGACTCCACAATTTACGGTCAAGACGGCGCTACGCCAATGTCTCCCGTAGAGTGGATGAAGACACTTCAGAAGACTATGCCTTACCTCTTTAAGGATTCCAATGGTGGCGGTGCTAACGGCGGTAATCAGTCTGGTTACGGTATGACTAAGGAAGAACTTAATAAGCTTTCTCCGATGCAGCGCCTAGCGCTCGCTAACAAGAAGCTTGGTACTAAGTAATTCTCTTTGAAGTCCTTTTCTAGGCAAAACAAACTCCTCGTAACGGCTGTGTACGGGGAAAATCTTTAGGGAAGTTCCCCAAGTTTTAAAAAACTACAGCCCAAAACTGAATTTTTAAAAAATAACAAAATGGCCTAGCAAGGAGAATTCCCATGGCACTTACGCTTCTAGAAGCAAATAAAATTAATGATGGCGACGTAAAGCGTTCAGCTATTGTTGAAATGTTCGCAATGAACGCCGACCTTCTTCGCGTTCTTCCTTTCGAAAACATTCCGGGTGGTTCATACACCTACTCTGAAGAGCATGCTCTTCCGGGTGTTGGTTTCCGTGGCGTCAACAGCGCTTACACAGAATCAACGGGCATTATCAATCAGCGCACCGAAGCTCTTCGTATCGCTGGTGGTGATCTTGATGTCGATAAGTTCCTTATCGCTACTCGCGGTAATGACGTTCGCACCGAACAGGAATCAATGAAGGTTAAGGCACTTTCACTTTCAATCATGAACAAGATGATTAACGGTGACTCTGAACTTAACTCAGAACTAGAATTTGACGGTCTCCGCAAGCGTATCACTGGTGATCAGCTTGTTCCTTCAAACCTCACCGCTCCTTCAGCTAACTCACCGCTTTCACTTGAAGCGCTTGACGAAGCTATTGACCGCGTTGATGCTCCTACCCACCTTCTAATGTCAAAGACAATGCGCAACAAGCTTACAACAGCTGTTCGTGCAGGTATCGGCGGCGACATTCAGTTCGAACTTGACGAATTTGGTACACGCGTTGCTTACTACAACGGTCTTCCAGTTCTCATTGCCGACTACGATGAATCTGGCGCTCGTATGATCCAGTTCAACGAAGCTGGTCCCGGTGGTGCAGCTACTTCTAGCTCTATCTACGTCCTCTCAATCGGTCCCGGCAAGATCAAGGGTATCCAGAACGGCTTTATTGACGTTCAAGACCTTGGCCAGCTTCAGACTGCACCTGTATATCGTACACGTGTTGAATGGTATGTCGGTATGGTTGTCGAGCACGGTCGCGCTGCTGCCCGCGTTTGGGGTATCACGAACGCTAACGTAACTCTCTAATATCAACTAGAGACAATTTAGTCAAGTCAGAATTAATTCTGACTTGACTTAAATAAAACCATTTAGGAGAATTAAAATGGCTAACATGAATTCTAAAGTAAAGTTTCTAGTTGACAAGGCTGCTCAGGTAACACTTCGTGCTACTTCAGCTGCTCAGATTACGGCGTCAACTGCTGAAACTGGTATTACTCTAAACAACGGCGCTGCTTACTGGAACTCAGGTAACACACCTTATCAGGTTCTTGCAGTAAACATCCTCGTCAAGACAATCGACCGCACAACGGGCGATGAAACCTACACCTTCACTGTTGAAGTTTCCAACCTAGTTGGCGGTTCATACACAGTTGTTGGCACGCTTTCTGGCGTAACCGCAGTTGGTGCTTACACCATCTTGCTTGATATGGACACAATTAAGAAGCTCGTTTCTAACGCTGCCTTCATCCGTATCAATACCACACTTGCTGGTACAACCCCAATCCTCGACTACGACGCATATCTTGCTCCTATCGTTGGTTAATTATTAAAGTCTCAATAAAATGAGACTTTAATCTTCCAAACCCTGAAAGAAGAGAGAAATGTCTGAATTGGTAAAAGTTTACGCACCTTCTGGCGAAATGTTCGAGAATTCACCTGTTAACGCACGTGACCTCGTAGTTAATGCCGGTTGGAGTTACGACAAACCACGCACTGACACAGCTATCTTCGCTGTTGAAGTTCAAGAGCCCATCGTAATTTCGGAACCAGTAATTGAGGCCGAACCAGAAGTGGTCGCCCCAATCGAAGAAGTTAAAGAAGAAATTTCAGAAGTCGTTCCAGACGAAGTAGTATCTGAAGTTGAAGAAGTTTCTAAAGTCGAAGAAACCGAAGAAGTCAAGGAAGTAGTTGCACCTACTCCGGCTGTTCGTGGTCGCAAGAAAAAGTCATAATAAAAATAAAAATAACAATTTATTTTTACCATGAAATATCGTGGTGAACAACTCAGAGCCACATTGTATGTGGCTCTTTTTATTTCAAAGGGGTTAACTGTTTGCCATGTCAGACGAAAATAACGATCTATATAAAGATGAAGAATTAATTGTCGTTAAGATGCGAGCGAAAGATTATCGCAGAATGATGACAATGATTGAGCGCGACGAAGCCATGAATGTGGTTATGCGTTATGTTAAGGCTATCCTATTAAGTGCTGCCGCCGTTGTAGCAGCTTGGTTTTACTTATGGGATTTTGTTAAGGATAAAATAATTGGTTCATAATTGAAATTTCGGGTACTACCAAACTAAAAATAATAATAATGTAAATAAGGTAATCCCCTAGTGGTTCAAGATCATTCCGCTTCACTAACCAAATCTGAAAAACGTCGTGTCCGTAGGGATGCGAAAGACAATAGAACGGAACAAAAAATAAAAAGGCCCTTAACGCCTAAGACTGAAACCCAAAAATTTTATCTTGAATGCCTAAATACTGAGACACAAGTTTTCGCCATTGGCGGCGCAGGTACTGGTAAGACCTATCTAGCCTCTCGATTTGCTATTAGAAAACTTGTCGAAAATAAATACGAAAAACTAATTATTGCAAGACCTACAGTGGCTCAGAAGAGACACGAGCTAGGCTTTCTACCGGGAAATCTAGAAGCCAAATTAAGACCATGGCTTGTTCCTATCCTATCTTCATTTAATGATGAAGTCTCTCCCGCCGATGTTGATAAACTAAAAAATCTAGGACGTATTGAATTCCTAAGTTTTGAACACATGCGAGGCAGAACTTTTAATGATGCTATCATTATTTTGGATGAAGCTCAGAACTGCACCTATTCAGACTTAAAACTATTTTTAACTCGTATTGGTGAAAATAGCTTGACGGTTGTCAACGGCGATATTGATCAGATTGATATCCCCGATAGTGGTTTAGAAAAAATTATAGATATCATCTATGAACACGATCTAAGCCCTGCCGTAGTCGAATTCACAGAAGAAGACGTTGTCCGTTCTGCTAATGCAAAAGAATGGGTCGGCGCTTTCAATAAAGAAAAACAAAAGGGATGAAATCATGGCGTTCGCGTTCGTTGTTGAGGATGGCACCGGATTACCGAATGCCACTTCCTATGTTTCGTTATCCGAGGCTAACGATATTCTTGTTACTAACATCCATAATTCTGCTTGGGAAGCTCTGAGCGATACGAATAAAGAATATCTCCTCGCGTGGGCCACAAGTCTTTTAGACACCAAAGCAGATTGGGATGGGCAGAAAGCCTATCCCTCTTCTGCATTGAGATGGCCTAGAAAATATACCGTTGATAGGGATAACGTTACGATCCCTTCTAACGTCGTGCCAAAGCAGCTTAAGCAAGCCACGGCGCAATATGCGAGATTCTTGATCGAGAATGACAGAACCGTTGAGCAAGAAACCGATGGCTTGACTAAAATCGTCGTAGACGTAATTGAACTTGAATTTGATAAAAGTTACAGGCTGGCCGAAGTACCTAGTTATATCAATGATCTCATTACAGGCATTGGAAGAATAAAGGGCGGCTCAACTACAGTAGCTAAAATCAGAAGGAGTTAAGAGTCATGGCCTTAAAAGGTTCACTAAATAATCTTGTTTCTTCAGCAATTAAAATTCTCGGAGATATACCCATCCAAATCACTTATGTTTCAAAAGGTTTGGATGTAACATATGATCCGGTTAATGATACGGAAATCAGCACTGACACACAGACAGTTGTTAAAGCAGTAAAGGCCCGATATAAGGCCGAAGAAATTAATGATTCCATTATCGTTGATAAAGACGCAAAATTTATTATTGCGAATAAAGATTTGAATGGCGTTGAGCCAAAAGAGAATGATTATTTTTTAGATGATAAAGACCACCGTTGGACCGTCAGGATTGTGAAAAGCGTTCCGGGTGACAGCGTCTGGATTCTTCAGTGTAGAAAAGCTTAATGTTCAAATCAAATATCCCCCAATTTCAAAGTCAGCTAAATGCCTATTTTCCTAAGTGGAAAAAGGACTTCGCTAAGCGATTGGATCGGATAGCACGATACTCGCATAAAACTTTAATGTCAAGAACACCGGTTCATGAGGGCACCACGGTTAGAAATTATATTCTGACTTTGAATACACCCTCATCCACGGTGTATAGCCCTATAGAATCTGGACCAACGGGGCAGACAAATAATCTCCCATTAGGCGTAGAACCTAGGAGACCAGCAAACGAGAAAGCGGCGGAAACGTCACTTTCGAATTTGACTATTAATCCAGAAAAACCATTCATTAAAATTTACATCAGCAACAACGCAGATAGTGTCTCTGGCCTTGAAGCAGGCCTATTACCGGGGGATCCATTTGTATCTCGTAGTCCCAACGGCATGTTCGGAATCACCATGGAACAGGTTCTGGCCCGACTAGAAGCAGGGAGTTTATAATGTCAGCTTTAGATGAAGTTCGTAAAGCTATTACGCAAAAATTAATTTCTTCTGGATTTACCACAGCTTTTCCAGATGTGCCGATCCAATATCCAAATCAAGCCTTTGAAACTCCAATCGATAAGACGTACATCCGTCTCTCTATCATTCATGGGGATTCTATTCAAGCTCAGTTAACCAACACTCGACAAGTCGATAGGCACGTTGGCATATTGCAGTTTGATGTAGTAACGCCTCTTGATATTGGAACAAAAAAGCAAAATGATGTAGCAGATTTTATCGGAAAAGTTTACCGAAGAACGAATATTCCCACAGTAAGCGCTGGCACGTTAGTATTTAAAACAGCAAGTAATCTAGTGGTTGGTCAGGAACGTGGGGCAGACAGAGTAGTTGTTCGCATTCCGTTTAGGCGCGACGAAGAAATTACTTGACTTTTTTAAAAATTTATGTTAGTTTAATAAACTTTAATTTTTATTTTAGAAAGATGACCATGCCCCTAGGTCGAAAGAAAACAAAAAACGTTATTACTTCTAGCGCACCTGTTGCGAAAAAGGGCGTCTCTCAGCCCGTAGCTATTTATTATGTTGACCCTAACGGGTCGGATTCAAATAGCGGACTGTCGCCTGCCACACCTTGGCAAACTCTTTCCAAAGTGAATGGAGCGACTATTCCGGCAGGAGCTTGGGTGCTCTTTAAAGGTGGAGCTACTTTCTCAGGCGCTCTTACGCTTGTCGAAGGCCAGCACTATGGAGTTAGTGGAGCGGTAACGGTATTCGGTTCTTATGGCACTGGCAAAGCGACTATTCAAGCTTCAGGCAACAGTGACAGCGGAGCTTATTTACTTAATCCGCATCACGTCACTGTTCAAGATTTAATTTTTGTAGGCACTGGAACCACTGTTAGCACGGCTACTGGTATTCGCTGTGTCAACGACCTACTCAGCAATTCTAAATTAAAAGGCCTTACACTCCTCAGACTAGATGTTTCTAGCTATGGGGTTGATGGTATTTCTCTTTATACTGGCGATACAGCGTATGCCGCTAATTCTTCTTCGGGTTGGGACGCTCCCCTAATAGATAGTTGCGTTGTACATGATTGCACCGGTAACTGTGGCGATTATACCGGCAATGGTCTTACAATTCAAGGACTATACGGCCTAGTAGCTAATGCTGCAAGTCACACAAATCCAGTGGTCAGAAATTGTAAAGTATATAACTGCACCGGTAAGACTGGTATAACAGTTTCTCACTGTGGCAACGGTATTATTTTAGGTCAGTGTAACAACGCATTAATTGAATTCTGCGAAGCATATAACAACGGCGCAAACAATACCTTCGCGTCTGGTCCGGTAGGGATTTGGTTCTACGAGTGCACAAACTCCGTTATTCAGTATTGCGAAAGTCACCACAATAAAACGGGCGTTGGAACGTCTGACGGTGGAGGCTTTGATATCGACGGCGGGTGCCAGAACTGCATTGTCCAGTTTTGTTACAGCCACGACAATTATGGCTCAGGCTACCAGCTTTATCAGTTCAACGATTCAACTGTATTGGCGTTGAGTGGTAATACGATTCGATTCAATATTTCTGAGAATGATGGCACACAAGCTCCTACCGCAAAGGGAGGCATCCTCATCGGTACAGCGGAAGCATCAAGAGCCGCACCGGGAAATTCTATTTATAATAATACGATCTACAGCAGTGTTGCTTCGATTAATGGTGTTTACGTCTACTCCAATCCAGATAAATTTACAACAACGTATTTCTGTAACAACATTTTTTATCTAACTGGCGCAACGACAAAACTCATCAACTCATCCACAAGCTTAACGCCTGCTATTAGGTTTATAGGAAATCTTTATAGCACTGTCGCTTCTGTATCTATTAAATGGGGAGCTTCTACTTACACCTCAATCGGTGCGTGGCGTGGCGCTTTCTCTACACAAGAAACTATCACAAGCACTAACGTATCAGTAAGCGGTGATCCATTATTGCAAGGTACTGTTCCAGTTGGGAATACCAACGGCTTTAGTATTGCAGCACTAGCTCCATATAAATTACAGTCTTCTTCTCCTGCCAAGAATGCGGGACAGAATATTAACTCACTATTTAGTATTAATCTAGGTTCGATTGATTTGTTTGGCAACGCATTATCTGCTGGCGGTACAGCCAATATTGGATGTTACGAAGCCTCTTAATATTTAAAATTTGGATTAAATCACTTTATCTTGACTTTTTAAAAAATTATGGTATAATGAAATCAATAAATTATAAACTGGATTATATATCATGGGCACGCCTAAAAACATCAGGTATAATCCGGCGAATAAACGAATTGTATTCACGGATCAAATATCTACAGAACCCTTTAGAGAAGTTTCTCCGAAGAAAAATAACAAAAAATCAGGACGGAAGCCGCTTACACCTGTGGTTAACCCTCCAGAAACTTTAGGTACGCCAATTGGCCTACTTTTAATCTTAACGAGGTAATTTAAAAATGGCTGATAATATCACAGTAACTCCCGGAACAGGCGTTACCATCGGTGCCGATGACGTAGGCGGCGTACTTATTCAACGTGTCAAACTTACTGTAGGTCCAGACGGTACTGCTACCGATCTAGCTCCGGGTCAGGGCAACAAAGCGGCTTCGCTTCCCGTCACCATCGCCAGCGATGACGACGTTCAGGCTAAGCTTGGCATTGTAACCGAAACCGCACCAGCTTCAGATACCGCTTCTAGCGGCTTGAACGGTCGTCTACAGCGCGTAGCTCAGCGTCTAACTTCACTTATTGCTTTGCTTCCAGCTTCCCTTGGTGCCAAGACAAGCGCAGCTTCATTGGCTGTAGTTCTTGCTTCTGACCAAGCAACTGTTCCAATTAACCAAGTAACTTCAGCCTTTGACGTAGCTGTTTCTGCGACTCGTCCTGCTGATACCACAGCTTATACTGCGAATGACGTTGTTGGCCCAACAGCCGCTGCCCTAACCTTCGCATCTGTAGGTGTTTCTGGCGCTGCTACTCTGATCACTTGTGCTCAGCTGGAAATTGATGTTTCTGCCATCCCATCTGGTATGACAAACTTCAGACTTTATCTTTATAATGTCACTCCTCCTTCTGCCCTAGCCGATAACGCTGCTTGGGACTTGCCATCTGGTGACAGGTCTTCATTCCTTGGTTATATCGATCTTGGCACGCCAGCCGATCTAGGTTCCACTCTGTATTGTGAAGTTACAAACATCAATAAGCAGATTAAATTAGCTTCGGCTAACGTGTACGGCTATCTCGTTACGAACGGCGCTTACACTCCTAACTCTGCTTCAGTTTACACCGTTACGCTGCACACCGTATCAGTTTAATATCTTAAACTTTTACAAAAATAAAATGTTAAACCCACTAAGTAATTTAGTGGGTTTAATTTTCTGTACAAAGAAGATTTTTCTTGACTTTTTTTAAAAATTGTAGTATCATGCAGTTCAAATTTAGAAAAAGTTTGGGCCACTAAAAGCCCCATCTAATAACAATAACAAAATATTTGGAGACAATAGTGGCCAACTTTGCTGATAGCAACCGCGATAGCATTCGCATCATTCAAGAAAACAATCTTACTTGGGGCACGACGCCCGCTTCTGGTAAGACTCGTGAAATTCGTATCACTTCACACTCTCTAGCAGCTGCTAAAGAAACTGTTGTTTCTGACGAACTTCGTGCCGACCGTATGGTTAGCTCGGTTGTTGAAGTTTCTGCTTCTACAAGCGGTGACATTAACTACGAATTCAGCGCGGGCTCCCACGACATTCTTATGCAAGCTTTCGTGCTCGGCCTTTGGAGCCGCCCAATGGAGTTTGACTTCTTCAAGGGTGTTGGTGTTTCTTGGACTGCTAATAACATTCTCACGATTGCTGGTGGCGATTTCCGTGATTACTTTACTGTTGGCCGTCGCCTAAAGACCTCTGGTTTCTTGAACCCGCTAAACAACAAGTACGTAGAAATTTCTGCTCTTGGTTTCTCAGGCGGTTCAACTCAAATTACTGTGACTACAACGACTGCGGTTGTTGAAGCCGGTACAGCGTTCACGAAGGTTCAAGATGCTAACGATGTCATTATTCTTAACAATACCGCTATTCGTTTCGGAACTAGCGGCGCTTCTACTATCGACTCAAATGGTACAAATGCTTTCGCCGCTGCAATTACAGCTGGCAACCTTGTCGCCGGTCAGAACATCTATGTAGATAACGCTTCAGGCCGCGAGTCAGGTACGATCAACTTCACGACTAATGCTTCTAACCACGACACATTCACTGTGTACGACGGTCTGAACCAAGTTATTTTCGAAGTATCTTCAGATGGCGGCGCAACAGCCGGTAACCAGATTGTAACGCTCGGTGGTTCCGGTTCTGTAACTGCTACTAACATCGCTGCTGCTATCAACCAAGCTCGCGTAGACGGTCGTCTTCAGGCTAAAGCTACTGTATCAACTGCCACAGTTACTGTAACCAATCTTCGTAGAACTGGCGGCACACTTGCTGACGTTTCTACCAATGCTGTTACAACTAACTTCAGCGGTGGTCTAGCTTCTGGAGGTTTCTTCAAAATCCTAGCCGTTGCTGATGACGTTCTAACTGTTTTCCCTGCACCAGCTACAGACGCTAACGGCGGTACTGTTGGTGTAACTATTAAAGGTTCAATGCTTCGTAACCCTGACGGGACCGGATCACTGCCTCACCAGCAAATCGTAGCTCAAAGCTTCTCTGCTGAATCAGCCTACAACGACGTTAACCAGTTCTTCGTTCACAACGGTCTACGTGTTGGTTCGTTCTCAATGGACGTAAGCTCTGGTGCCATCGTTACCGGTACTTACTCATTCGAAGGTAAGGAAACTAAGCGTCAGATCACCAACGTTTCTAAGTTGGCTCTTTCTCCTTATACTCCACTTCGTTCGACTGGTACGGAAGTTATGAACGCTACGACTAACGTTGGCTCGATTGAAAAAGATGGTGTTGAACTTTCTTCAGCCCTTCAGTCAATTGCTCTTCAGGGCGATGCTACACTGCGTCAGCAGCCCGCCGTTGGTTCTAAGTTCGCTCGTGGTATCGGTACAGGCCGTTTCAACCTAACCGGAACTGTTACGGCTTACTTTGAAGCTGGTAGCCCATTCTACGACGACTTCATTAACCACGAAACGTCTTCATTGGCTTTCAAGTTTACTGACGTTGACGGTAACACCTACAAGTACACCCTACCAGCTGTTAAGTTCTCAAGCGATAACATTGCGGCTCAGGGTATTGACCAAGACGTTGTTGAACCTCTTGAATTCGTTGCTTTCCGTGATGCTTCGACCGGAACTATGTTCCAGATCGATAGATGGAGCGACGTGAGTAACGTCTGCTCCTGATGCGGTCTCGCCTCCTACAGGCGGGGGCGGCGGGACTAGTGGGTCGCCTCTCGGACTACTTCTCAGTCTGACCAATGATTAAAAATTTAAGCCAAGAGGCTTAATAGGAAATGGCGGGGGTTGTCGGGTGCCGCCGCCATTTTTGTCTCAATTAATAACCCGAAATTTTAATATAATAGGAAACCCGAAAACATGAAATTCTCTACATTTGCTACCGACGTTGAATCTGAAGAAACTGGTAAGTGGTTCGAACTTGGCGAAAAGGCTCGCATTAAGCTCCGTTCTTTCCAGAGCAAGCGCTCACAGGAAGTCCGTGAAGCTCTTGAAGCCCCTTACCTAGCCATGAAGCGTTCCGGTAAAGGTATCCCACAGGGCGAACAGGAAGGCCTACTTATCCGCCAGATGGCTCAGGCCATTGTCGTTGATTGGGAAGGTTTTACAGAAGAAGATGAAGAAACTGATCTTCCTTTCAGCATCAAGACCGCCGAAGAGCAGCTAACTAAGTACCGCGAATTCCGCAACCTAATTGCCAAGCTCGTAACTGATGATGACGCGTTCAAAGTGCAGAACAAGGCAGAAGCAGAAAAAAACTAACAGAATACCTTAACTATTCACTATCCAAAGTCAATCATAAAATCTCCAAAAAAGATAATGAATGGATAGCTAAGGTACGAAGAGAAAAAGGACTTCCTGTAGAAGTACAGGAAGTCAAAGAAGAAGGGCCTACACTTTTTGAGGATTTGATTTGGGTTTGGGAAGGATTTTTAATTCTTTCTGCTTCCAGACCTGCCGGAATGGCTGGCCCGATGCACATTTCTTTTTCCGAAATCAACAATTATTGTCAACTCTATGGCATAGATGATTACAGGAAAAAAATAGATTTTGCCGACTTTGTAAAACTTTTGGATAGTCTTTGGATAGAGGATTATTACGAAAAGGATAAAAAGAAAAGGTTGGCTGATGAAACTGCTAATAAAATAAAGAAGAATAAATAATGGCCGACACATTTTCCTTACGCTTCGAAATTGACGCCTCTCGCGCCGAAGCGGGGGCGAAAAAGTTTGTTTCGGCCATTTCTTCTATTAATAAAGGTTTAGACAACCTAGACGCCAAGGCCCAAGCCGCTTTCTCCAAACTGATGGCGGGTGGTGCCTCTGGCGGCGACTTTACTAAGCTCGCTAAAGACTTAGGCAAACTCAACAACATCAATATCAATCCAGCTGCTGTTAAGAGCATTAACAGCATTGGCAACGCTTTTAAAAATTTAAAAGCGCCTAGCCCTGCTGCATTAAAAAACATTAATACTTTTGCCACATCTATTCCGGCCCTGCTAAACAGCTTCAATGTTAGCGGGAACTTTGCTGAATCCGTTAATAAGATCAGCGCCTCACTGGCTGGATTCAAAGTCCCAAGCGCATCAAAGATTGATGCTTTAAAAACATTTGGTACTTCTCTTTCGGAAGTCGCTCCCCTTCTTCGTATCTCTGGAAATTTCGCTGGCATCACTAAACTAGGTGACGCTCTAGGCGGTTTCCGCGCGCCTTCTGAGAAGGCTGTGTCTAACATGAAAGCTTTCTTCAGTGCGTTAAACAACAGCGGCGCTAAGGCTAACGTAAGTGGCTCACTAATTACAGGCATCATTAATTTAAGCAGTGCTGTCGGCGGTATGAAGGCTCCTAGCTCTACAAGCGTTAAGAATCTTCGTGACCTATTTTCTGCCCTATCGACCTTCAGGCCGATTAGCGGCACAAGCTCTATTTCAGCGATTACGCAAGCCTTTTCTAATTTCAAAGGCCCTACACCGTCTCAGATTAAGAACGTAGAATCATTCGTTAAGATGTTGGGGAATTTAAAAGTTCCAGTCAACGCGCCACAGATCGCGGCTTATATCGAAAAGATCGGATTGGCAGCTGGAACAGCTAATAAATTTTTAAATAACTTCAGAACCAATCTCGGCAACATTGGTGGGGGTAAGTTCTCAAATCAAACCTCTGGTATGACAACGAACCTTCGTGGCTTAGAGAACGCCTTCAGCGGCACGTTCCAAGCCGCGTCGGTATTCCGTACCCTTATTGGTTCTATCACGCTCGGCACATTATCTAAGTCCATTTACGATGTCAACACGAGCTTCACAGCTTTCAAGAGCACACTGCTCGCTGTTAACGAAGGTAACTTACAAGCTACCGGCGAAGAAATGCGTTATACCGAAGATATGGCGAAGCGACTTGGCCAGCGTATCGATGACATTCAGGAATCGTTTGGTTCCTTCTCAGTATCATCTAAATTGGCTGGTGTCTCAACTGAGCAGACAAGACAAATTTTCGAGTCCACAATTACGGCTATGACCGTTCTACACCGTTCAAGCGATAGAACTAAATTAGCACTACTTGCACTTGAACAGATGATGTCGAAAGGAACCGTGAGTAGTGAAGAACTCCGTAGACAGCTAGGCGAGCAACTCCCAGGTAGCGTAAACTTGATGGCTCGCGCATTAGGTGTAAATACTGCCAAGCTTCAAGACATGCTTAAGGCTGGTAATATTCTTTCATCTGAAGCCCTCCCTAAGTTTGCTGCGGAAGTACAAAAGACTTATGGAGGCTCGCTACAGTTCGCTCTTAAAGGTGCGGTGGCTCAGTTCAACTTGCTTTATGATGCTGTCTATGATCTACAAGTGATTATCGGTCAGAGCGGAGCTATGGAAGCTCTCGGTGCTGCTTTTGCCAAAGTTAGAGACGCCATTTCTGCGCCCGAATTTCTAAGTTTTGCTTCTCAGTTCGGAGAAAGAACTGGCAAGGCTGTAGAGGCTTTAGGTTCTGTCTTAGCCTTCCTGATTAAAAATATCGATTACGTGATTGATGGACTGAAGATCTTACTAGCCGTAAATATTGCCAGATATTTCCAATCGTTTGCTGTTTCTACTCTTGAAGCTATCGCGAAAATGAAAGGTATGAGCTTTGGTCTGAAAGATTTAATTAGTGCATTTGCTAATTTTTCTGCCGCTTCCAATACTGCAACATTAGCTGCCCGAACGTTTGGCTTTGCTGCGGCTGCGGCTGAAGCTCTTTCTGGACCTATCGGTATTGTCATTGGCCTGCTTGGGGTTGTAGGAACTTATTGGTTAACTTCAAGTGAGAGCGCAGAAAAATTCACTACAGTTGTAGATATGTCTACCGCCTCTCTGGATCGATATAGAGATTCAGTGGCTATGTACACTGGTGCGCAGCTTATTAGCGAGCAGCAAAAAGTTAAGCAAGCCCTTTTAGATAGTCAAAAAGCTGCCAATGATGCTGGCGTTGCGTTACAACAACTTGTTGCTGGTCAAGGTAGAGCGGGAGGTGGTGCTGAATTTAACGGACTGCTGAAGCAATTTAGAGATGTACAGGCAGTCATTAAAGAGACTGGCGGTAACATGGACGATTTTGCTATGAAGATAGCAAATACCGAATGGAAGTCCGAGAATGCTCAAGCGTTGTCTGCTGCAATTCTAAACTACAACAACGCCGTATCTATCGCTGGCAAAGAGAGTGAATATGCCAACGAGAAGTTGAAAATTATTCAAGATACGTTTGGTAGCATGAATTCCAGTAATGCAGTAGGCCAAATGAATGCTGTCGCGACTGCGGCTTCTGGTATGGCCGATGCTGTAGCTTCAGCCGCCTCTAGAGCTAACAAAGCAATCGCTGAATTAAACCGCTCTAAAGCGGCTGCTAAATTTTCACAGGATTTCGATGCAGCTGAAGAGTCATACGCCAACACTGTAAAAACTATTAACGCAACCGCCAAAACTGATCCTGCTGGTGCAATTCAAGCCTTGGCGCAAGCTGGTCAAGCATATAAGAAATCACTTGACGGAATTGGTAATTCTGTCAAAGCGGTTGAACGCGCCCAAACACAAAGTGATGCAGGCGATAAGATCAAGAAGGACTTGGAAGAGTATGGCGATGCAGCTGATACTTCATCTAAGAAGATCAACGACCTTAGAGACAGAATTGCGGCTATCAATAAGTCTAGCTACGGTACTGCGGATAGCAGAAATAATGCTATTGCTAACTTACAGAAGCAACTAAAAGAAGCTGAAAAAGCGGCTGCTGGTGGAGGAAAGCCAAAAGTAGATCACACCGGAGGCGCAGCTTCTTCGTATCTGGATGACGCGACAAAAAAGACGGTCCAATACAATAAAGCCCAAGAAGCTCTTGAGAAAATGCTCAAGAAGGGGCAGATGACTCAGTCTGAGTATAACACCGCGTTGGAAAAATTAAAAGCCCAATATGGTGATGTAGCCGCAGGCACGAGTCAGTTCCAATCTGACTTTGAGAAGCTTCGCAGCGAGCTTATGCCTTCAACCACTGCCCTTGATGAATTTACCAAGAAAAAGCAGCTTCTTGATCAAGAATTTGCCAATACTGGTAACCTTCAGGAGTACACTGAGCTATTGACAAGGCTGAAGAAGCAATATTCTGAAGCGGCTTCAGCTGGTAGTTCCCCATGGATTGCCGGTATCAATAAAGGTTTGACCGATCTAACCAAAACATCCGAGGATTTCACCAACGATGTTGCGGGTGCTGTATCAAATGCTTTCGGCGGACTTGAAGACGCTTTAACCGATTGGGTCACAACTGGTAAAATGGATTTCAAATCCTTAGCTCAAAGCATCTTAGGTGATATCGCAAGAATTGTCATTCGTTACACTGTAATTCAGCCAATCATTCAAGCATTATCTGGTATAATGGGTGGGATGTTTGGAGGCGGAAGTTCATTCGGAGGATTTAATCTCGGAAGCGGTGCGACTGCTATTTCCACGCCAATGACTTACGCCAAAGGTGGAGCATTTAATTCAGGAAATGTCATTCCTTTTGCTAATGGGGGCTTGACAAACGGTTCAAACAATGGTATAGTTACTTCACCTACCATGTTTGAAATGTCAGGAAATAAAACTGGCTTAATGGGCGAGGCTGGACCTGAAGCGATTATACCTCTGAAAAGAGCGGCTGATGGTTCATTAGGTGTTCAAGCTAGTGGTGCGGTTCAGGCTTCATCTTCATCTGTTTTTGTTCAGCCTAAAGTTAATATAAGCATTGTAAATAATGGAACTAATGCTACCGCGACCACATCAACTAAGCAGAACTCAGACGGTTCTCTAGATGTGAATGTTCTTCTTGAACAAATCAAAGATAGCGTAGCGAAAGATATTTCCAAGGGCGGAACAGGCCTAAACAAAGCAATTGAAAGCCGTTACGGCTCATCAGCTGCCGCAGGCAATAAGAGATAATTTATGGAACAGTGGCCACCAAATCTTAATTATTTATTAGATAGAGGATCGTTCTCTCTTGAAGAGAGAGAGCCCTCTAGAACTGATTTTGATGACGGCCCGCAATTGGTCAGGGTTAGATTTAATAACCCTCCTTTGCTTTATAATGGAACGCTCACTCTAACGAATGACGAATTTCTTGTATTTAGAAGTTTTTATTTTAATTCTTTAAATCAAGGAAGCCGTTGGTTTAACTTCCCCGTTTGGGAAGGATTGAGTTATAATCCAAAGAAAGCTCGTTTCGCAGAAAAATATCAAGTTAAAGACGAAGGGTGGAATCAGTACACCGTAACGATTAAACTAGATGTAAGAGATTATTTCTACTACGACGCGTTTGCCACATATTTGATTAGTTTGTACGGAACTAACTTCGCTATAAGTTTATCTGACCAACTTCAAGTTATAGTAAATGAAACTTATCCGGCAATTATGGTTGATTACGATTAATGACTACATCCGATGAAATTTGGAGCTTGGCGCTCCAAGAAGCTTACGCTTCAGCGCCGAGCGACGTAATTATTTTATATACCTTGGAACTTCGTCATCCATCTTTTGTGGACACTCAAGGAAATCTTTCTCCGATTAGATTGGTAAGAGATTTTGGTGTTCTTCTTGAAGAAGGCGATCCAGATATTTATGGATATGAGCTAACATTAGAAGGCGATGCCCCGGCGAATGCTGGACAAACTGTTAAATTTGTATCTTGCATGTTTGACTTTGAATTGCCCTCGCAGCAAGAAGGCAGCTTACCAACAATTGAAATTATTATAGATAACGTCACCAAAGAAGTAGGCAAGTATCTGGACTCAGTTGTTGAATTAGATTCCAACATTGAAATTACATATAGAGAATATATAATAAACGATTTGGAAGTCCCGCAATTTATCCTAAATGGTATGTCGATCCAATCTATTGATTCTACAGTAACTCGCGTCACAGCCACTGCTAGTTTTGCTGATCTAATCAACAGAAATTTCCCCGGAAAACTATATAGACCCGAAGAATTCCGAGGATTGATTTAATGGATGAAAAAGAATTAATTGATTTAGTATATGCCGTATTAGGCACGAAATATGAATCTGGTGCAATGGGTCCAGAGACATTCGATTGTTGGGGATTGGTCCGCTATGTTCAGAACGAGGCTTTTGGCCGCGAACTTCAGATCATCGAACCACCTTCGGATAAAGTTCGAGATTTAATAAAATTTATTAAATCACATCCAGAACATCAAAATTGGACTAAAGTTGACGAGCCGGTTCACGGTGGCGTTGTTGAACTTTCTAATTCCTACCACCCCAATCACGTCGGAGTTTATCTCGATATTGATGGCGGTGGTATTCTCCATTGCTCAGTTGCTGGCGTAACCTTTGACCCACTGGTTATTTTAAAAGCTTCTGGCTGGCGCAGATTTAACTTTTATAAGTATAAAAATGATTGAATATAGTACACCATTTTCAAAATTAAAAATAGACAACTATGTTTGCTCCGATACCTATTACGATATCGCGAACAAACTAGGTGTGCCTTATAAAAATGAACCTGTAATTTGTGTTAGAAATGGTGAACCTGTTTTCCGAAAGGATTGGGGTAACGTCGTCGGCATGAAAGAGGATGAGATCAGGTTCATCATCGTACCTCGCGGCCAAACATTTAAAAATATTCTAAGAACAATTGCCGTTATTGCTTTAGGCATTCTCGCTGGTCCTATCGCTACAGTTTTAGGATTCGCTGCGGGTACGATTGGCTTTGCGCTTGTTTCAGCTGCTATTGTCATTGGCGGCACTTTCTTAATTAACGCTTTTCTTGGTCCTAACGCTCAAAAGAGCAAGGCTCAGCAAACGACTGAAGCGGCCAGCCCTACGTATAACTTGGAGGCTCAAGGGAACAGAGCGCGCCTCCTAGAGCCTATCCCTAGGCTTTATGGCAGGCATATCATATATCCAGACTTTGCGTCACAGCCTTACCAGAATTTCGAAAATAACGATCAATATCTGTATGAATTGCTCTGCCTAGGGGTTGGGGAATATGTAGTTGAAAAAATCAACATTGGCGAAACAGAACTGTGGAATAACGTTTCTGGCTATAGTGACACGTTCTCGAATGTCCAGATTGAGATCATTCCTCCCGGTGGACGTATAACTCTGTTCCCATCTAATGTCAATACTTCGTCAGAAGTAAATGGACAGGAAATGGTAAACACTTCTGATTGGGTCGGTCCTTATGTGGCTAACCCTAATAACCAAGCTACGGACCACCTTCAGATAGATATCGTTCTACCTCGTGGATTGTATTACGCCAACGATTCTGGTGGTCTAAGCAATGCGTCAGTAAGCTACACGGTTCAAGTTAGGGCTATTGATAATTTAGGCGATCCGTTAGGCGGGTTTGTCACTGTATTAAATGAGACGTTTACTCTAGCCGATTCAACTCAGCGCCGCTATACCCGCGATATTTATGTCAGCCTTGGTAGATATGAGGTACAGGTCAGAAGAACTAGCACGAAGCAAACAGATGCCCGTTATGGCAATGATATTGTTTGGCAAGCGCTTCGTGCGTTCATTCCAGATGACAATATCTATCAAGATATTACATTACTTGCAATTAAAATCAGAGCTTCGAATCAGCTGACGAATCAAAGCTCTACCCAAGTTAATGTTGTTCAAGTAAGTAAAATTCCTGTTTGGGATGGTGCTTGGTCTGGTAACGCTCCTTGCGACAATCCGGCTTGGGTTGCTACTGATATTCTTCGAAACACTGTTTATGGAGCCGCAATTCCTGATAGCCGTATTGATTTGGAGAAATTGAGAGATTTGGCGGCTGTCTACACTGCTAGAGGCGATGCATTCAATGGGATTTTCGACACGTCGAAAACTCTATGGGATGCTCTGACTTCCGTTCTCTCTGTTGTTAGAACTCAGCCTATCCTAGTTGCTGGCATGGTAACGTTTGTTAGAGATCAGCAACGATCTTTGGCCCGCACAGTTATCACACCTCAGTCAATTTTGAAAAACACTTTCAAATCGACCCATATTGCAAAGGGCGAAGATAGTGCAGATGACGTAATTGTCGAGTTTATGGATAGCACGACATGGGAGAATTCGGAAGTTCAATGCACATTGCCGGGTTCTGCGTCAACAAAGCCTGCTAGAATTCAAATTTTTGGAATTACAGATAGGTCTCAGGCTTGGCGTGAGGGCATGTATCGTGCCGCCTCTAACTCCTACAGAAGAATTTTTGCTTCGGTATCAACGGAAGCTGATGGAAGACTCTTGCTTAAAGGCGATCCAGTCATTGTCAGCCATGACGTTCCGGGATGGTCGCAGAATGGTCTGGTAGTGGATTATTTGCCAACCGATAAGATTCTAATTTTCGATAGAAACGTAAGCTTAAGTAGTTCACAAACTAACTACATCTCCTTAAGAAGACGTGATGGCAAAGAGTTTGGCCCTATTCAAGTTACAGCCACGGAATTTGCCAACGAAGTGTCTTTAGAATCTGGTTCATTACAGGCTCTCGAACTTTCGCAGGGCATGGAAATCGAAGAAGTCCTCTCTCTTGACGGAGAAGCCAAAGACACTGCCTTCGTTCTAGGCTCGACAACAGAATACAAGAAAAGATTTATAGTTGTCGGTTCCACGATGCGCGGCGTTGACAAAGTAGATCTAGACCTAGTCATTGACGATCCTAGAGTTTATGCCGCTGATGCTGGCACACCACCTCCCGGTGTTAGCTATTATGGTCCCGGCGTTATTGCAGACGGTCCAGTAGTGGACAGCTTGCACATTTCACAGGACCCATTGAGTGGTAGTGATCCGGTATTGATAAACGCTATTTGGTCCGGTGCTATTGGGGCTGTAAGTTATATTCTTCAAATTTCTTACGACGGTATTAACTGGATTACTGTTTATAGTGGCACCAGAACTAATTTCCAAATTACTGCCAACGCTGGTGACATTTATGTAAGAGTAGCAGCTGTTAATACTATTATCGGGCCATGGAAGTATATCGATCCTAATCCTCAAAACTTCGGAACACCTTCGCTACTTCCGGGTCTTGTTAGCAATCTTGACGCCGCAGCAGACGTGAATGCTGGAACGATTCAGGCTACATTTAATGCTGCCCCTCGCGCCACGTCATATAGAGGTACAGTATTAATTGAAAGCTCTCCCGGAAGTGGAACGTTCAATACAGTTAAACTTACAAAGACGGTAAGTTCTCCATTCCTTGCTTGGACTTCTTCAGAAGTAACAGCGGTAGGAGGACCTTGGTCACGAATTCAGGTTAATGTTTATTCCATTAATGATTATGGTGAATCTGCGCCAGTTGTAGATCAAATCCTAGGCATTACACTTGGTGCGGTAACGGGCTTATCTCTTACCAATCCATATACTGGTGTGGAATCTAACATCCAGTGGAATTCCGTAGCAAACGCCGCGTTATATAGAGTTAAGATTTTTAATAACGTTGGCACGCAAGTAAAGAACACGACTGTTACAACTAACTCATACTTCTACAGTAACTCACAACTGATAGCAGATGGCGGTCCTTGGCGCTCTTTCTCAGTAAGAGTTAGCGCTGAAAATGCAAGTTTGACCGGCCCTGAGACTACGTTGAATATAGCGGATAACGCACCAGCTGCGCCAACAACTATCTCTTCAACCAGTCCGTCAGCTGGAAGAATTGATATTACATGGAGCGCCGTATCTGGATCGGATATCACTAAATATCAAGTATTCATGAGCACTGTAAATGGATTTGCGCCAGCCACGTCAAACAGAGTATTCGATGCAAACGCCCTAGGTTGCTCAATTACTGGTTTGGCTTCAGGTACGACTTATTATTACAGAGTTAGTACCATCGATAGCTATGCTGGTGGCAATGGTTATCTTTATTCGACACAATTTAGTAGGACAGCAGCATAATGACAAGATTTTATTACGGAACGGGCAGAAAAATTAGCGCTGCTGATTTTGCCGCTCTAGCAAAGAAATACAACATCGCAGAATCGCGCCTGAGAGCCGTTGCAGAAGTAGAAGCACGCGGAACGGGTTACGACAGCCTGAACCGCCTAATCGCTCTGTACGAGCCGCATATCGCTTATAAATACACCAAGGGTGTGGTAAGAGACAAGCTCGTTAAGGCCGGTATTGCTTATAAGGATTGGGTAAGAAATTATCCTAAAACTTCTTATGACAGGATCGATCTTTGCGCCTCTATCGCGGGCGAAGAGATCGCCGCAATGTCAACTTCGTTTGGCATGGGCCAGTGCATGGGCTTTAACCACGGCATGCTCGGTTTCCCAACCGCGCTTTCCATGGTTCAGTGGCTTGCATTGAGCGAAGCAAATCAGCTTGAAGGCATCGTGAAATTTGCTCAAGCCAAAGGTATTTTTGAAGCTCTTAAAAATGGTAAGTGGGAAGTTTTTGCCGCTGGTTATAATGGCAAAGCGTACAAAGCTAACAACTATCATATCAAGCTTTTAAATGCGGATCGCAAGTGGCAAGCCAAACTCAATAGCTCTAAGTTCACACCTGTTTCTTATAGCAATCCAACTGTTGATATTGGCACAAAGGGTGCAGATGTTGAAGCGGTGCAGAGCGCGCTACAAACCGCTGGATATGATGTTGATGCTGATGGTGATTTCGGTGGCCACACTCAAGAAGTCGTGATGCAGTTCCAAGAAGCTAATGGCCTCGTGCCAGATGGCGAAGTTGGAGCATTGACAAAACAAAAGCTTGCTGAAGTTGTCGAGGAACAGGGGCAAGACCCAAGTGCAGTTCTTGGCCAACCACCAGCTATTCAAGCCGGTTTCTTCAGCCGCTTCGGTTATTGGTTCTCATCTATCCCGTTCGCGGGTGGACTCGCTTGGTTTCAGGACTGGCGAATTCTTGTTGCCATCTTCTTGAGCCTTATCGTTCTAGCTGTCCTAGGCATTCTGGCCCAAGATAAAATCATCAAGGCTTACACAAACTATAAAAAAGCGTTTGAGGATAAATAAATGTTTAATCAAATTGGCGCATATCTGATCATTGGTCTCTTGGCATTTGGAGCGCTCAGTTCGCTCTATGCCGCGAACCAACATTTAAAAAATGAAGTTCTACAAGTCAGTATCGAAAGGGACAATGCGAAAGCTGCGTTCCAATCTAAAAAATTAGAAGCTGATAATTCTAAAGCGGCTCAGACTTCTCTAGAAAACTTACTGACACAACAGAACGAAGCAACAAAACAATTAGAACAAGACTTGGAGAATTTAAGAAATGAACCTGAAAGCGATAATGGGGCTGTGTCTCCTCTCTTGCAGCGTGGCATTAGCGGGCTGCGCGGCGACGACTAAATACGGACCTTTAATTTATACGGTTGAAATCCCTGCCGCACTTCGTACCTGTGCTGGCCTCCCCACGAGGCCTTCGGGAGTTTACACAGAGCGTGAAGTAGCTGAATTTATTATTAAATTAAACGCGGCCCGACGTGACTGCAAACTCAAGCTCAAAGAGATCGTCAACCTGATCGATAAGCAGAACGAAAACGCGCTCAAGCTCAAAGAAGAGTGGGGCCAGAAGTAATGTTTATAACCCGAACAAAAGAAGAAATTGTAATAGACATTACGGCAGAGGAGTTTGCAAAAATCGGCTCTGACGTAGTTCTTAAATTTCTAAATATCGGTAGTTTTAGCGATGCGGTAGAAATTAAAGAAAATGTCTTCGATAATTCTGTTGAGCTATCTATAAAAGAATCTGTTGCACAAGACATTGCAAAAGGAGCTACTGCTTTAAATAAAGCGATAGAAGGCCGATACGGACTAAGTTCCGCTTACGGCTTCCGAGGATAAAGAAAAACCCCGCTTTTGCGGGGTTTCTTTTTAATCATCAAAGGCGCTGTCTGTCGTGCCGCGCTCTTTGTACCAAGCTTCAAGCTTATCGAATCCGCCAATCAATTCATCATTAAAATAAATCTGAGGAACTTGCCTGAAGCCGCGAGCTTTAAAACTTTGCAATTTTTCTTCCGTGTCGAGAATTTCTTTCCTGTAAGCCGCGCCTTTCAGGTCCAGCAAGGCGTAGGCCTTGACACAAAATCCGCAATTATCTTTACTGTAAACTGTGAACATTTTAAAAATCCCAATCTGAATCGTCTGTATCTACTGCTTTACCCATGACGTAGTTTGAACCTGCGCCTGAGAAGAAGTCGTGGTTATCGTCTGAAGTTAGTGCGGCAATGACAGAAGGATCGGCTTGAGTCTCACTGAAGTCAAACATTTCGTCATAGCCTAAATTCATCAGAGCTTTGTTTGCATTGTAATTTAGGAACGGAATTACTTCTTCGTACCAACCTATATCTTTATAAATTTCATAGGCATATGCCGTTTCTACGGCGTAAAGTGAGTTGAGAAGGATTTTAACTTTTTGCTCCAACTCGTCTCGCTCTGGCTGAGAAAGCTTGCGGGCAGCTACTTGGAATTTATATCCAATGTAATATCCATGTACCGCTTCGTCTGCAATAATTAATTTAATAATATCCGCAGTATTAGTAAGTTTTTTCCTTGCCGACAGTTTAAGAGGCAAGTAAAAACCTGAGTAAAACATAAAGCTTTCTAGGAATACCGAAGCCGCTTTCTTCATAAGAGGATCATTGCCAGAATAATACTTATTTACTATTTCATATTTCTGTTGAAGATGCTTATTGTTTTTTGCCCATTCAAACGCTTCTGCGATTTCAGAAGAGCTACACAGCGTGGCAAACACTGAAGAATAAGATCGGGCATGAATTGCCTCCATAGCACTAATGAAAGCTAGATTAGCTTCTTCGTGCTGCGTCACAGCATCTACCATGAGAGAAGGGGCACCGGCTGAACTTTGTAAGTGGTCAAGATATGTAAGACCGGTAAAGACTTTCACCGTTGTACCTTGTTCTATTTCACTCATCGTGGACCATGACACAATATCGTTTGATATTGCGATTTTTTCGGGGAGCCAGAAGTTGGAAGTCATACGATTCCAGACTTCCAAATCCGTGTTATCTTCTAATTTATTCCAATTAATAGCGCCAGAGAAATTCATAGTACACAGCTTTCGCAAGAGTCTTCAGTTACTTGAATTGTTTTTGCTTCTAAAGCCTTTTTGCGAATTCTAATATAATAAATTGTCTTGATACCTTTCTTCCACGCATAAATTTGAGCCTTGTTGATATCTTTGGTCGTCGCCGTGTCAGGGAAGAACAGTGTCAGTGACAAGCCTTGATCCACATGCTGAGTAGCGGCGGCGTAGATATCGATAATTTTTTCTGGCCCGATTTCGTAAGCATCAGCGAAATATTCCGCATTATCGTTTGTGAGATGAGGTGCGGGATAATAGACGCGACCAATCTTGCCTTCTTTACGAGCTTCGATCTTTTCGACAATTGGGTGAATTGACGAGGTGGCGTTATTGATATACGAGATCGAACCTGTAGGAGGGACGGCCTGAAGGTTTTGATTATACAGTCCATCAATCACAATGGCTTGAGCTAGATCGACCCAATCACCCTGTGTCGGGATAAACTTGCCGCCGAAAAGTTCTTTGACGCGTTCTGTCTTAGGTTCCCATTTTTGATTAATGTATTTATCAAAAAATGAACCATCAGCATAAGCACTCTTTTCGAAACCGTCGAATGATTTGCCACGGAGCTTAGCCAGTTCGTTAGAAGCTTTCAGCGCGTGATATAAAACTGTATAAAAGTAAATATTCGTAAAGTCAATAGATTCTTCCGAGCCGTAATGAATTTTTTCACTGGCGAGATAGCCGTGAAGATTCATTTGCCCCAAGCCGATGGCGTGGCTCTTAGCATTTCCCTCGCGAATCGAAGGCACGCTGTCTAGGGACGACATTTCCGATACAGTGTTTAAGGCAAGGATAGAAGTTCTAACGAGCCTGCCAAGATCATCAGACTTCATCGCGTTGTAAATGTTAAGCGAGCCGAGGTTACAAGAAATGTCTTTACCAATAACCTTATATCCGAGATCGTCTTCGTAAACAGAAGGAGTGTTTACCTGTAGGATTTCTGAGCAAAGATTAGACATGTTGATAACGCCGTCAATCGGATTTAACTTATTGA